CCGTACTAAAATAGTCAATATCAAATTCATAAGAAGCATTACTTGCAAGCTCAAAAGAGGTTTCTTTTAAATTCCCTATTTTTACACTAATAGCGTTTATCGCACTAGCATTCTCAAGGACTCTTTTGTCGAGCTCAGTCAGATCTACCTTGACCCATTTGTCCGGGTCGAATATCTCAGGAGACTCTACTGGAACGATGCAGCGATACTCAACACCTTCGTGCTTGAGTCGTTTCCCGTAGGCATAGGTCATTAAGGTCGAATACTCTTCAGTGACCCCGGTGACTCCTTCCTGAATGTACTCTCTCAACTCTTCATCAAGCTGATAGCCACTGCTGCTACCGACAGAAGGAATCTGGACTCCATCTGCAGGTGTAATTTTTGGGGTTGAATACTCGTTGTCAGTTAATGCCATTTTCTATCTCCTCTCTTTCGGCCTCTACCTGGGGCTCGTCTGTATCTGTATTTGCTTCCTGGATGGGCTCAACATAAAGCTCCTCTGCAGGAATCTCCGGTTCTGGATCTGCCACGGATTCGACTGTCGGCTCGTTCTGTACAGGCTCGACAATCGGCTCTGCTGCTTCTTCCTTCTCCTCGAAGACATCTTCGAACGGCAGTCCAGTATATTCCTTGATGAAGGAATAGATCTGAGAGAGCTGCGCGTCTCTTCCAAGAGGGATTCCTTCTGGAAAGACATCTGCGATGAAAAGAATTTGAGTCCATGAATACAATTCAGGCTTGTAGGTCGGTTCACAAGATCCATAGTTTTCAATGGATGGATTCTCGACCTTCTTGCTGTTCAGCTGCTTGGCATCCCTTGATGGATAACAACCCAGCCTGAAGGTCAGTGTGTTGAAGTCATAACTGAGTTGCACTATTGCCCAGTAAGCGTCGGTGAAGGTTGTTGCCATATGGTTCTTGTCACTTGGCAATGTCATTTTTAATCCCATATTTTGCTCCTTATAATTGCATCATTATTGCGCCCGTGCCTGGGTTGTAGTACAACTGCCCGAAAGACAGACCTGAATTGCTATTAGGAATATTCACTTCAAGGCGATTTCCTCCTGAGTAGATTCTCAGTGTGATTCCGTTAGTAGCATAAGAATTACCTGTAAGGCTTCCTGTTGCCGAAACTCTGGTCGTTATGCTCTTCCTGTTATTACCGGAGGGCGTCGGCGTGTATGTCATAGTCACATAGGTGCTTATGTCGACCTCTTGGAAGGAACTGTCATAAAAGAGAATCGTTGCAACATATCCTGACGGCGGGTCCGTATTGTAATACGCTCTTATGAATGCAACGGGGGAAGAAACGCCTACTATCGTTGCGGGCAGATAATCAGAGTAACCACTAGAAGGCGCAATTCCCGCAGCATAAAGAGATTGCCAGAGATAATACCCCTGCATATAAGAATTAACGCTTGATGGGTAATCTGTATATGTTGTGCTGCTGACAACCGTCTTGATGACATCACAATCAAAAGACCCTCTGAAAACAGAGTTTCCGATGACAGAGGCGTTCTTTGCTGTGATGTTGCCGCTTGCATCAATGATTACATTGTCGTTGGTACTCCGAATTGCACCTGCGCCGCTGTTGTAGTTCGGATCATAGTAGAAATTGCTTCCGAAATAGATCTTACCATCAGAATCAACAGAGAAGAGCATTGCAGCTCCGAAGTACACATCAAACTGCGGATTGGTCAGCTTCTGGCCGAGTGAATTGTATTCCCTGGCACGGAAACGGAAGCCGCTGCCGGCTGAGCCGTCTCCATCTCCCACCTGGAGATTTCTTGTGATCAGGTTTGCGATAATACCGTTCTGAGAAACGAGGTTTTTGAACCAACCATACAACGAGGCTGTGGAATCAGTGACATCTGTTCCGTCTTCCAGAATGGCAGCAAGAGAATTCAAACCCTTGCCAAAGTTCTCTGGTTTTGTAAAATCAACAAGCCTCCACCCAGGACCTTTATACTCATACACGTACCCTTTACGGTAGGTGACGCCGCTGTCTGTGAATGCTGTAGCCACGACAAAATAATCTCCCGGAATGAGAGGCTGTCCCTCCGGTGTTTCTGTCGGAAGGCTGGTTACAGCTCCGAGACTCGTAGGCAATGAGGCATAAGTTGCAGAGATCCTTGAATATGTCCACTCCGAATCTTCTCCGACACGGACCCTCATCCAGAGATAATAACCTCTGGTCAGAAGAGGAACAGTGTCAGACCAAGTGGAATCATCCCAATACATGGGTTCATCGTCCCAGAGCATCTGTTCACCCTCCCAGAGCATCGCTCCGGAGAGGGGTGGATAATCCGGCGAAGTGCCGAGAGCGTACTGTATCTCCGGTGTTGGTCCGGGAACTCCTTGGGGTCCTTGCGCTCCGCTCTGCTTAGCCTCTTCAGAAACGCCGTGGTAAGCATCTTCTTCAAGGTCGAATGTAGATACTCCCACAGCAGAATAAGCGTATGTGGCGCTTCTGTCGCTCTTCTCTGAAGCGGTAACGAGAACATAGACTTCAAGACCTGAATAAACATCGTCATGGAGCTTAACAACAGATCCAAGCGGAATGCTTTCGTTGGTGTAGAATGTGTATGCAGCTGAAGCATACCTGTGGTACTGAGCCAGAAGATTTGCGTGCAGCGTGGCGTTCTCTTGGTCGTGGATCCATTTCAGCTCTTCCTCGAGAATACTCTTACCGGAAGAAGGACCGTCTATCTGTGTCCGGATCACTCCGTTGGATTTCACGTAAACAATCGAGGCATACAGATCCATGCGCTGGAACTGTCTTGCCCCTCCGGATTCGTTGTGAGCCGTAAGCTTGAAGTATCCACCGCCGACATTCTGGAATACGCAGGTCATTCCTGCGCCGACTACGGTCGGAGAAAGGTTGGAAATATCAACAATTTTGTTGGATCCGACAATCTGAGACTCGGAAGCAGCATTAACGGCGCCGATCAGCGCCGGTTCACGGAATGTATCAGCCTGAGCTTCGGCCCATTCCGCAGCTGTGTAGATCTCTGTGCCATCGAAGTACTCTCCTGCCTGAAGTTCAAAATTACAATAGGGATGACTTGAATCCTGTCCGGTAGTATTCCTGTAAACAAGATAATTGTCAGCTTCTGCGAGCTCCGTATATGCGACTCTTGCTCCGGAATAAGTGCGCAGCTTCTTAGACAGTGTGTAGACCTTCTTGTCCACCATGCGGAGCTTGGTCTTGTCGAAGACCGGAGCATCTTCAGTGTCTGCTTCTATCTCCTGCACGCACAGAAGACCGGAGGCATTAAAGTAGTAAACACAATTACATTCATAGAGTAGGCTGTCCATAAGCTCTCTGCAGGTCTCTCCGGGCTCAACAGTGCGCCTGACAGGTTGCTGCAGCTTGTTCACGTCATTGGGATTCAGTGTTATTCCCAGCGGAGTGACGATGCTCTGGACGGCCAAATAAGCTAGACAGTCGAAGAAGTGTTTTCCTGACTCAATGAAAGGTTTGTTGAACAGCCTTGTACCCTTGCTTTCAAGGGTCATGTTCAAGATCTCTTCACCGTGTTCTGTAACCCCGTATGTATAAGCGGTTGACAGATATCCGGTAAAGAGAACAGTATCATCATCCTCCAGAACGGCCACAATGTCGCCTTCTGTGGCGATGATATCCTCTACAGATGCGCAGCCTCGCACAATCTGAAAGGTTATGGTATCCGATGAGGATTTCAGCCCATTCAATCTTGAGCGCTTGAAATCAAAAGAGTCCCGGATAAGATCACAATCGGCCAGAACCTGGGTTGTGTTATGCCCAGGTTCCAGATCGTTGGCTGTGAATGTCAGTGTGATTTTCGGATCTGTCATCATGCTGAAACCCCGTAGTAGTTGAGTGCATCGAATTCATCACGGATCATGCGAGCGAATTCACGCATTCCTCCGTCACCGACAACCGGTCCGTTCTGGTAGATGTTGATAGTCACCTGTGTGGCTCCCCTGTAGGAAGCAGAAGACACAGCAGTTTCAGTCGAGACAGATCCGGCAGTTGCAGAATCAAAGCTGTTGAGGTTGTTCTGGATGTAGGAGCCGAAGTTTCCCGGAGAACCGGGATCATAAGTGCTTAGACCTGCAAACGGTCTCCATCCAAGAATATTCAGACTGGCAAGCCAGTTGAGAACAGTTGCAACCCAGTGCTGCAGGAGCTGACCGATATACTGGAATGTGCTCGAAACCACGATTACGACCTTGGCGATTGTCTTAAGAACCGGTGTAAGGATCTTCAGAATCGGAAGAATCAGGGATCCGATTGCTTTTCCGATTTCAATCAGAGGCTGAATCAGCGCTGTCATCATCTGCTCGAGCTCAGGACCAATCACCTGAGAAAGACCCTGGAATACATACTCAAGACCGGTCATCAGTCCACCTAATGCCGGGCCCATTGTGGCCATGTTGTTGGCCAAAGACGATGCGACCTCGCCGGCTGTTCCCATATTGTCGAAGAAGCTCTGCATCACACCGGCTCCGAAAGCGTCAGCCTGTCCACCCAGACCAAATCCGCTGTGAACGAAAACATCAGAGATCGCCTGTGCAATGTTGTCCGCAAAGGTCGGGCTGTTTTCGTATGACATATCCCATCTCAGAGGGCTTTCATTAGGGCTTCCGAATACGGATGTCGGTGTAAGGTCCTTGATTTTGAGATTGAATGAGTCGATGACCTCGTTGAGGACATTAACAGTCTCATGCAGCTCTTTTTCCCTGGCAAGTGTTGCCTCATATTCAGGACCCTCGAAGGTTGTGTACATGATGTCGGAGATCTCTCTCTGGACATCTTCACGGAGACCCTTTGCCTGTTCGATGATAGAGTTGTATTCAGAAATCTGGTACTTTGTGGAGTTCTTTCCGTAGGATTTCAGGAACTCATCAAGAGGATTCTCCACGGCCTTCTCGACAGCTTTTGCGACCGTTTCCAGGTATGAAGTGTTTCCTGTTGAGGTTTCAGTTGAATAAGGATTGCGCAGCCTTCTCTGAATCTCTGTGTCGAGGGCCTTGACAACAGACTCCCACGGATTGCCGTACGTTGCCCAGTTCTCCTCTTCTGCTACAGAAGATGGAGTAAACATTCTTGTATAAGCGTCTTCTCTTGCCTTCTTGATATCCGCATCAGAGAAACCGAAAAGACCTTTCCCTCCCTGTACAGCAGATATGACGGAACTTGCCGATCTTGCGTCTGAGGCCCACTGAGAAATCGCAGTAAGTTTCTTATAGATCTCATCAAGAGCAGGGGAAATTGCATCAAGAAGACCTCCTCCGAGGTTCTCCCGGATATCCTGCACGGTATCCCGGATGTTGTCGAGCTTACCTGCCGGTGTGTTGTTGATTGCCTTCGCTACGCCATGATATTTCTGCTCGACCTTATCCAGGATAAGACTCTGAGCTTCATACTGCCTGTTGGCGTCTGCAAGGGCTTTGATCTGAGCCTTCTCATCTTCTGTGAAGCTGACGCCGATTGATTTCAATCTCGAAAGAGCCGTTTCCGGTTCCTGGATGGCTCTGCTCAGTGTCTGAGCTGCGGCGGTGATGTCTTCACCCAGCGCAGCTGCGAGATCAGCTGAAGCCTGGAGTGCTCTGTTGAAACCTTCTTCAGTCAGTGACTCAGTTGCAGCCAGAAGAAGCCCGGCTTCCTTGATGGACTCAGATGAGAAATAAGTCACCTTCTCAAGTGACTCTGCATAACCGTCCATCTCCTTCGCTGTCTTGCCGGTTGTCGAACCAACATTCTTCCATACTGCATCAAGACGAAGAGAGACCTTCTCGGCCTCTGTGTATTCCTGTACGCACTTTCTGGCAGCGGCAGTCATGGCCGCAAACCCTGCAACAGTTGCTGTGGCAAGAGCGGTAATAGAGAAAGCCTTTGTCAGCTTGGATCCGACGCCTGAGACATACTTCTCGAAGCTGTTTAGCTGTTTTTTTGATTGGCTTAAACCTTTCGCCAGGTTGTCGGTCGCTGTGACCGTGACTCTCGCTCTTGCCATTATCTTCTCCTTCTTGCCGGAGCACTGGTCTTCATTTTTTCGACCTTCTCCGACACCATTTTTTTGTATGCTCCCTGGATGACCAGAAGAACCTGCATGGTCATGTAAGGTTGATCAACAAGAGATCCGGGAAACGGCAGGAAATTAAAATCACCGTTATCCGAGTTTATTAGGGGCAGGAAGATGTCCGTTATATAGTGAAGCCAGTGGCCGTACTCGCTGTATAACTCATCATTCCTGCGCCCATTGAAGACCTCCTTACACAGAGACCTTATTTCTCTTCGGCCTCTGTCATCCGGGAACGAAAAACCTGCTTACTGTACTCGCCGACAAGCTTTTCTGTTGTGTCCATCTTCTCGAACAGAAGATCTATAACCGCCTTGGCCTCCATCTTTTCTGCCTCGGTCACAAAGAAATCGTGATCAATGACGGAAGCTTCAAAAATCGCCTTAAATGCGTCCAGTCTTTCGGAATCGTCCTTTGCATTCTTCAGTAGCAGAACTTCTTTTTCAGACGGCTCACGGAAAGTGACGTGAGCATCGTCTTCATTGGCCATTCCCAGCTCTTTGCCGAGGTTGATTTTCACTTTCTGAATGGCGTTGTCGTAATCTTTGCTTTTTACAAACATTGCTTACTCCTCTCCGGATTCCTCTGCATGGGTGACAGTAACAGTAATCGGCTCATCATCGCCTACGGAAAGCGCCTCGCCACCGAATGAAGTGTCAATGATTCCAGGGCCGCCGACATTGGCATCACCGGAATCGAGGCTGATGTTGGGCATGTAGATCTCTACAGACTCATCTTCGTCAGCTGTGAAGACAAGCTTGAGAGCAAGATTGACATTGGACTCGTTAGCGTAGTACGTGGACCTGAACTGCTCAGTAGCTACTGAATACGGAATGGCGATGTCAACGCTGACTGTCCTCTGACCGGGAACTGGTCTGTCGTTGAAAAGGCCACTGCAGTATGTAGCAGGGCTGTCCTCAACGCCGTTGTCGATTGTGATTCTGACGCTCTCAACGCAAAGGGTGCTGACAAGGCTTGACTCAGCTGTTCCACCTGCGCCGTAGTACAAAGTGGCCTGTGTACAGCGATAGCTCTTGCCGTTGAAGCTTAGATTCTGGATTGTCTGTGCGCCGCTTCCGCCAGCTGGGATCTCTTTGGTTCCGACCATGTCAAGATCAACCTTGACGTAATCCTGGGCGACACAATCAAGCGTAAGAGACCTGATAGTTACATCAGGATAGGTCTTCACGATGCTGCCACGCTTCATGACGATTGTTGAAACAGGCAGGTCAGTATTGGGATCCTGAAGCGTATACACGCCGCTTGAGCCCTTGCCGAGTGCGACCTTGAATACCCAGTCAGCGAAGTCCGGGCGGAGAATGGTTGAAAGACCACCCTCAGTGACGATAGCAAGAAGCTCCTTTGAGCTTGCAGTTTTCTTTGCGATGAGATTCGCCTCATCTCCCTTCTGATAAGAGACAGTGATTGTCTCACTTGTCATGTTGATGAGCGTATCAGGGGTCTTAGATGTGCCCCAGGCGCTCTGCTCTGCGGCCTGACATACAGAACCGTTTCCAACCATAAAATTAGGCATGATTTCCTCCTCACTCGTAATCTTTGGTATATGTGATCGCCACAGTAGCCTCTATGCCCTGGACGCTCTCATTCATTTCGACAGCAGGGTAGAAGCTTGCGCTCTGCACCTCTGTAAAATCGACAACCCCGGACAGGTCCATATCCCTCCGGAGAAGTTCGTAAATGTCGTTGTAGACTCCGTAAACCTTAGTAACCAGATCAGCTTTCACGGCTCTTTTGCACAGAATGAACATGCTCACCCTGAAATTGGCCCGGTCATTTGTTGTCGCCAGAGTTTCATACTCCGCATAATCAGGCACAAGATAGACAACGTATCTGGCCGGCATTTTGTCCACACTGGGAAAATCAATGAGAACCGGGATTTTCTCCGGAGGATTCTCACCCTGGGCCGGAGTAGGATTCAGACCGGCGTCAATGACGTTCCTCAGCTGTGTCAGTACTGTGAGCTCGTTCTTCATCTGCCTTCCTCCGCACGCTTGTTCCAGTAATCGACCTGCTTCTGTGCAGCTTTCTCCATGCGCTGCTCGCAGTCTGAAGACATGAAGTATCTTTCAACCGGACCTTCAGTGAAGTCTTTCGGCCGAACTGTGACAGAATGCTTTCTGATCCATTTGCCGTTGATGTTGAAAGTCAGGACCTTGTTCCCGGCCTTCGGCTCGATTGTGTATCCGGAAGCCAGCATGAAGCCGTAACGTGCAAGACGTCCGTCTTTGGATGTGGCCTTATCGCTGGTTGCGTTGTTTGTGAAAATGATTTTGTAGCCGTTCCTGTCAACGTAGCTCGTGATACTCTTGTACAGCGTGCCGGATCTCTTATTTAGAACGCTCTTGTACTGTCTCTTAATGTACTGACGGCCACCAGTGGAAGCTGCACGCATGATGTACTTGCGCACAGTCTTGTTGTTGTGCTCAAGTCCATCCAGAAGGCGGTAGCATTCCTGCAGATCTGCTTCAAGGCTTACGATTCCAGCTGCGATAGTCTCTGCCATTACACAAGCCTCACTATGCGATAAGGATCCAGCTTACGAAGCCACTTGTCGAAGTTGGTATAGTTGATGAAAGTCCTGCTGTTCTCAGCAAAGCTCTTGCCGGTGATTCCGATGTTTCCGCCGGCTTCCTGCAGCATCAGAGATGCGATCTGAAGAATTGTAGTGATGATGGTATCCGGCATTGCGTTTGCCGCCCATCCTGCGACGTAGGATACGGCCACATTGTCTACTCCGGAAGGAAACACTCCCTGGGTTCTGCGAATATAAGTGTCGTGAAGAGTAACCTCCTGGACGTCCAGTGCGGCGCCGTTGATGGAGATAGCTGTCACAGATGTCACGGGATGTGCAAACAGATAAAGTCTATTGAATCCGATGCCGGAAATCAGATCACTGTGAGATCCAGAAAGCGGATCAAAACCCAGATACTCTATGACTACTTCCTGCGCAGCATCGAGAATGCTGTTCTTCAGATCGTCGATAGCAGTACCGGTTTCGAGGTTCCCTGTGTAGGTGTTGAATTGTGTGAGTGTAACAAGACCCATAAAATACTCCTCATAAGATATGTGTCGGAAGGGCAAAAAAAGAGGACCGCCTTTTTGGGGAAGGCGGTCCAGAATGAGATAAACGACAAGCCTTAAAAGCCTTGGGAAGCTTACTCATATTAGTCCGTTGCTTTGGGGTGGACTATACCCTCCGGGCACCAGATCGTCAGCTTTCTTACTGTTCTGCCGGATCCTCAGCCGCTGGAGCAACGTACTCGCAGACCTCAGTTATGACATTGCTGTCCGCCATTCCTTCTTTGACTGCAATAGCCTTGAAGGTTGTCGTCTCAGTGATGTCGATCGCATCGGTATACTCTGTACCGCTCTCAGCTGTTGGGGTTGTGCCATCATCGGTGTAGTAGATGGTTGCGCTTGCTGTATCGCAGCTCATCGTCACACTGTTGTCGGCACAGGTGATAACCGGATCCTCAACCCTCGCAACTACAGTAGCAGCCTTGGTGGTTGTCACTGTAGTGCCGCCCTCTGTGTAAGAGAACGTTGCTGTCTGTGACCCCGGTGTATCTCCCCAGGTTGCCGGACTGACCGTGACATCGCTTGTTACATCTTTGGTTCCGCCTCCGGTGTAAGTTACGGTGAATGTCAGCCCGGTGGGATCAACAGTCTCGCCGGCGACCTGTGGAGCATCCCAGCTCCCCGTGCAGGTCAAAGTGGCGATCTAACCGCTGATTGCCTTGAGGGCATAGGTGTTGGCAGCGATAATCGGCTTACCATCCATGCCCATGATGGCCTGATAGTAAGTGTTGGTGTCACCGACCTTATTGATCGGTCTGATTGCGATCTCTGCACCGATACCGACTGCATAGTCGCCCTTGTCGAAACCGACAGCAACGATAGCATTAGCTGATGTGGAGGTCGGAGCATATCCTGTGACCTCAACCTTGACGCCCTGGATAGAGCCATTCATTATCAGCTCGTTGCGGTAGACATCGTAGCCCTGAACTGTTCCGGTTGTTGCTGCGGCATAGAAGGTAGAGGAGATGACGATGGTCGGATTGACCATAACCTTGTCCTTCATCTTCAATGCAAGCTTCACGAGGTCTGCGATGGTCGGTGCACCGGCTGCGGCACAGGCGATCTGGTTGTCAGACGGAACGGATGTGAAAAGACCTGCGAACTCATAATAAGTTGCCTTTCCGCGGCCGGTCACGACCTGTGCTGCCATAGCATCGGCAAAAGCATCGCCGAAGATTTCCTGAAGCTGAGCCTCGAAGTCGAACGGGAGATATTTCAGTGCCTCGAATGAAACAGGCAGCTCGCAGAAGTAAGTCTCCGGCTCGAGCCTTGTTGCTCCGAGTGCAGCTGTGCTGTCAGATGAAGCATTTGTAACACCCTCTGCGACTCTGGCAGGTCTTGCAGGTCTCGGATTGAGAATTGGGATGACTGTGGCGCTGTTCGGCCCATAAAAATATCTGAGACCGTCCAGGATGTCTGTGCGGTTCTTGAAGATCTTGAAAAGAGCTCCGATAACCTCGACAGCACCTGCGCCGCTCAGCGTTATGGCTCTCTTCTCCTGCATGGCAGAAACGATTGATCTGACCTGCTCACCGAGAACAGTCTTTCCGTCCTTCTTGGGAGCCAGCATCTCAGCCTGTCTCTTCTCGAATTCCTGGCGCTCTGCGTTGAAAGCGTCACGATCCTTCTTCAGCTCATCGCTCATGGTCTGAAGCTTGCTCATAGCTTCTTCAAATTTCTTCTCTTCCATTGTGTTAAACTCCTTTGTCAAGTTCCGCCAGAAAAGCGTCCAGCTGCCGCTCCTGTTCCTTTTCGACCTCAGTGAGTGCATCGGCTGGGGTGGTTGAAGGCTGATCGGCGGGCTTGTCTTCTGGAATCAACTCGCGCATTTTATCCTTCAGGATCTGGCGGTCTTCGTCCGACAGATCTTCTGAATGCAGATTGCCAAAGGCGTGCATGAGATCACGCACGCTTGAATTGGTGTCCTCGTATGCAGGGAAGGACACACAGAACGAGACCTCATAGAGACGGACTTCCAACAGGTAGCAGACCTGCTCCTGACGGCCGTTGATCTCCTGGACCTCCCATCTGTCCTGAATGGTTGTGAATCCGAAAGAAAGGCCGGTATTGTATCCGCCCTGGATGAGGTTGTAGACATCCCGGCCATAAGATGTGTCGGGAAGATCACACTCAATATGAAGGCCGAAGTCGTCAGTGCGCAGTCTGAGACTGCCGTTCTTGACACGGCCCAGAAGCTTGTTTGTGTCATGGTTCTGAAGAGCCCTGACATCAGCTCCGTCTGCCAACGTCTTGTTGAAAGCAGAGGGGGTGATATACTCGTAGAACCCCATGTATTCTGATCTCTTGTTGAACGGAATGAGCCCTTCAATGGTCTTCTTTCCGTCCTCATTTTCTCGAATCTGCAGGTCTACAGCTTTAAGCTCTCTTGTTTTGTAGTCCTTCATTTCTTGCTCCTCATAAGATATGTGTCGATGGTCTTGTTTTTATTCATTTGCCTTCTCAAGTGCGACCTTGTTCTGGGCCATGTACGCCTTGATGTTTTCCTCTGTCAGAGGCATGAGATTCGCAGCAATGAAGTGGACATCTCCGGCTGGTCCGATGTCGTCCATGCCTAGCTTCTTTCGCACCTCGTTCATGGTCAGCATTCCGTTCTGGAATTCCTTGGAAAGAGCGTCCACGGTCTGCAGCGTATTGGTGGTCAGCAGGTTCTTGTACTCGTATCTGATGGAGAATCTTGTCATCTCAGCTGCAGAAAGACATGTCTCGAAGCTCTGGCGGATGTGATCACCCAAAGGCTTGATGCAACTCTCAAGGAAGTCGTTCTGTTTTGATTCGAGACTGTCATACTTGCTTGCAGCAGAATCCAGAACCTCATATGGGATGCCGAAGACTGTCTGTGCGATGGAATGTTCAACGAAGCTGATAAGGCTCTTGAGGTCGGCCTGTACGTTTGAAGTCTGGTCGATTTTACTGATGGTTGAATCTGGCAAACCAACCATCGGATTGCCGGCATTCGCAGGGCCCTGGACGAATTTTTTTATGACCGGAGCGATTTCCGCATAGAGCTTATCCATCTCATTCTTACGGAACGGGTATGACTGACCGAGACTGATGAGAACACGAGAACCAACCGAATTATCAAAATAGTTTCCGGTGTACTGCAGAAGCCTGTTGTCCAGATCAATCAGCTCATGGAAAACAACAATAGGAGATTTTCCGATAGTTCCGTTGTACCCAGGTCCCGGATACGGAATGTGCAGCACTTCCCGGTCGGTGTACTGAACATTGTCGATGGTGTAGATCTTCTGCACATTGCTGATGCGCTCTACCTTGACCCGATCAGGATGAACAAGTGAGAATCCGACAAGCCGGTCTCCGACCCAGTTCTTAAACAGAAAAACGTTGCCCTTGTAAAGCAACAGTCGATAGAGCATCGAGTAGAAGAGATACGGAGTTTCTTCAGTAGCCGGATTGATGAGAGCCCTGTACAACGAATGATCCGTTGCCAGTTTCATCCCGTTTCTTGTGTATTCGTACAGCTGCAGCGGAAGCTGAGCCAATGTCTTGCTAATCTTGTTCACACAGGCCGCAACTGTCGGATTGTTTTCACCGTTGAAAAACAGCGGCATCATTACGCTGTTGGAATCCTCGGGAACAAATGATCTTTGTTTTAAATTTCTGAATCTCGAAAAAAGTCCCATTGACACATGTCCTCATAAGATATGTGTCGATGGTCTCAATATTCGATGGAGCTCAGCCTCTTTTCCATGTCGGCTTCTATCTCTTCTGCCGGCCTGTTGTCGATGTATCCTGCATCAAGCATTGACCTGATTCTGCCCAGCGCCATGAGCGATGTGATGACTCCATCAATGTGCAGCGTGCTGTCTTTTCCGCCATGCTTCACTGGCTTGATATTTTCACTCTGGTCCTTGTAAACATCGCAGTTGGAGATCATCCAGCTCATTACCGGATTGTCGTCAACAATCTCGCCCTTGACTACAGCTGACTCAAAATCTTTCGCCATAGGGGAAAGGTTCTGCAGGTTCTGCCGGATCTCGATAAGATTGCACAACGGACCAATCTCATCAATCAATCGTCCTGCGTTCCACGGATCATAAAGAATGTCTTCGATGTTGTATTTCTCGATGCAGTCCCGGATATTGTCGAACATCATGCCATAGTTGACCACACCGCCAGGCGTAGCCGTGATATATCCCTGGCTGATCCACTTACGGATCAGCGGTGAATCGGTCTTGCACTTGTCCTCAATCTGTTCCTCCGGGATGAAGAAATGATGCTTCAGATAGAACATTCCGGTCTGAATGTGATAGATGCACACATCGAAGGCTGTAAAGTCAAGGCGCTTTGAAAGGTCCACAGCTCCGACAGCAACACAGTCTTCCGGGCGCAGCTGCGAATACTCGGGATACTTCTTGACGTTCTTCATGCAAACTTCCCATCTGGTATGAGAGATCCATCCGAATTCTGAGCTCAGGAACTCTCCGCAGTTCTTGGTTCTGAATTCTGCTTCGAGCATCGGGTTCTGCTTTGCCTCAAGACACTGTGAGCGTAAAGAGTCCAAACGGACAGATACACCCAGGTTAGGATTGGCCTTTGCCCAGTTCTTCTCATTCATCCAGTTATCGCCCTTATCAATTTTGTACATGATGCAGAAAAAGGAATTGTCTTCGTATACACCGTCAAGAATCTTCGCAGCTCTGTCAAATTCCATCGCACCGGCTGAGCGTGGATTAGTACTTCCCGAAGTGATCTCAAAAAGCAGAGGCTCAGGTCTTGATACAGTACCGGATTGAAGAACCTGGATAAGGTCATAGTTCTTCATGGCGGCCAGCTCGTCTATGCTGGCTGCAGATGGGTTGAGACCATCAAGGCTGTCGCTCTCGGAGGCAAGTGCGGTCAGCTTCGATGCCTTCATGTCACAAGTGATTGTTGATGAGCTCTTGTAAACTGAGACAAGTTCTTTCAGATCTGCGTTCTGACGGACCATCTGCTCTACGTTAGACCATACGATTTTCGCCTGATCCCTTTTTACAGCTGCACAGTAGGCTTCGCCTCCAGCCGTCCTCAGAAGGTCATTCAAAAGGACTGACGCAACCATTGTGCTCTTGCCGTTTTTACGGCAGACGTAAACAAAGGCTTTGCGGAACCTTCGCAGCCCTGTATCTTTGTGAACCCATCCGTACACATTCGCAAAGATAAAGACCTGCCAAGGCTCCAGATGAAGGCGCTGTCCTGCCCATACGTCCTTGTACTGTTTCAACAGTTCTGTGAATCTGACGAAGATTGAAGCCTTTCGCTCATCAAAAACATACGGAAACGCCTCAGTTCCCTGGCGTTTAAGATCAGACTCAAAGCGCTTGACAGCAAGCTTGACCCACTTGCCGCACAGCTGAGGATGTTCGTGAACAAATTGCAAATATTCTTCGACTCGCTTCATTGAGCTTCCTCGAGGAGCTGCAGAAGATCTGATTTAGGTTTATCTGTTGGAATCTGCAACTTCGAGCGCTCTGCAGGAGTAATTCCGAACCTGCACGCCAGCTGAATCCAGGTCTGCGAATAGGTCTTCTGAAGATTGCTCATGGTCTTGATTTTTTCTTGGCCGCCTTTGACTGACAACATCAAATCGACAGAAGCGTCTTTGTAAAACTCGAAGATTAAATCTGTGATCCTGTAGTACTCGTCAAGAGCATCGAACATCTGGCCTATTGCCGCACGGTCCTCGATGGACAGGATTCCCTGCTGCGCTTTGACGGTCATGAACGCAGTCCATGCGTCTCTTGTGCGTTTAAGATATCTGGTCGGAGCTGGTTCCGGTCCCATCTGCGAAGGTGTCTCAGGATTCCAGAGACGGCGCTCCGCATGATTGTTATACATTCCTGAAAGCTTCAGTTCAGAGATTGGTTTCCTTGGTCTCCCTGCTTTCATACTAAAGTTTACCTCCAATTTTGCGAAAATATAAACAAGACTAGTCGGGTGGGCTATAAAATTTGGCCCCCCTTTTTTTCCAGAAGGGGTATAGGGGTCAATCAAGAATCAGCGGATTGTCAGCTTTCCGCATCCTATTTTGACGCCTTTCGACCGATTCCTTCTGCGTTTCACGGACGTGACAGCTGTGACAGATACTCATCAGGTTGTCATAGTCCAGGAAGAGATCCCTGTCGCCGTTGTGTGGCCTCATGTGATGGACCTCAGTGGCCGGAGCACCGCACATCTCGCAGCACGGCTGTTCCTTCAGCTTGCGAGCTCGCAGCGTTTTCCACTCAGGAAGGTTGTACAGCTCGTACCACAGGTTGTGACCGGCCTTGTGGTAATAAACCTTCCTGCGCTCCAGCTCTGCTCTCTCAAGAGCCTGATGTTCAAGACAGTACTTGTGGCCGGAATCCATCGGAACCAGCCGGGTACATCCTGTTGCCTTACAAATTCTCATTCGCATTCTTTCTCACGCTCCTCATGGCCCGATAGTACTTGACCTTGATCTTCGGGTCCGGTATTGATTTCCAAACGCTGTGCCAGTCGATACGGCTCTCCAGCGTCTGCTCCACAAGCTGGCCGACCTCAGACTTCAGATCTATTTCAGTTCTGCTCAGAAGCTTCTGGGAATAGTCCTCGTAGCTCTGCTCGGCCGGTTCTCTTTCGTGCGCAGCTTCCTGCACATCATCCAGATCAACATAGGTCTTCGTCTTACATGAATAGTGCATCGCATGTTTCATGTACGAAGACGGAGAAGATCCGATTACTTCCTCTTTGCGTTCCATCAACCTGATGCAGACGTCAGCCGCCACATCAAGCGCTGCATCTTCATTGACTATCCGGTCATCCCTTCTTTGTATTGCGACTCCCAGGTTTACGAGCTTTAGATACAGCGCCTTTAGAACGGCCCGGTCGCTGGTCTGAAGATACTCCTGCTGCAGGACCAGTATCTCGTTTTTCGGTTTTGCCAAAGATCTCTCCTTCAGTACTGTATTCCCTGCATCTGCAGAGCGCTTCAGGGTGCCATCCCAACCCACGGTTTACCATCGTGATGTTGAGACACTTCACAACACGGTTCTCTGGTCTGAACCAATAGCAGCCATCACATGACTTGCCTTCATCTATCTCAGCCATCTCCGCCCCCGGTGTCCTTCACCTCGGTCTTGAGCCAGAACTCAAGCCGTTCCTTGCCGTTCCTGTAGTAGCAGTTCGGACAGGCCGCCGCATTGCCCTGCAGTTGATAGATGGTCTCAAGAAGCTCTTTGTCACTCATCTGCCGGATTCTGTCTGCATTTGTCATCATTGATCTCCTTGAATTGTTTCTCATGCTCTGTCTTAATCTCCGGGCCAACAAAGCCCAGGTCTCCGGTGAACCGGATGGCCAGATCACATGTAGGACAGTGCACAACCGTCACCCCGTCGAAATTAAGCTCATCTGTTGTCAGCTTCACGTAAGTGCCACAGCGTGGACACTTCTTTGTGTATGACAAAGTTCCTTTTGCAAGTTTCGTCATTCAAGGCCCTCCGGGAACTCCCTGATCATGTTCTCTTCGCCGACAATCGGAACAAGACTTTCCTTCATCAGAACCGGTGCGCCCATCTGGCGGCATGTTCTGACGATGTTATCAATCCAGCTCTTCTCCGGAACAACCTTGTCCGCACGGTTTCCCGTCTCAGCTCCAAGAATGACCCAATCCGGCCAAACCTCTTTATAACGGACATCAACAGCCTTATCAGGCCAGGGCGCAAGAATAGGCTCGACACTCCAGAAGGTGTGCTGACGCTTGTTCCAGTGTGCCATCCTTGTAAGATCCGTGACGGTCGTTCCAAGCCAGAAGTTTGTATCTGTCGGCTTGATGATCTTCTCATCAATCAGATCATCGTATCTTGATGGGTTCTTAGTTAGGAACATGTACGTGTGCCACGGAGCTCGGCGACAAGCCTCCAGAACAGAAGAGATGATCCAATCCGGAACCCATGCTCCAAACAGGTCACTCATGCTGCACACAAAGACGACAGAAGACTCCCTGACCTTCTCAAGGTCGTGGAGCCTGTACATGTGGAATGTGGGCTGAAAACCGAAAGGATACGGCTCAATCGTGCCCTCGTATACGTATGGCTGCTCAAGAACATGAACATCCTTATTGTTGGCTGTCTCAATAATCGCTTCCGGATCCTTGGATGCAAATCGGTTAGCGATCCTCCTGGCATAACAGTAGAGGCATCCGTGATGACACCCCGTCAGCGGATTCCATGTCATGTCAGCCCATTCAATCTTAGTTCCTTTCAAGCTCAACCCCCTTTATGCCGGTAAGAATTGACGGCGGAGTAGGTAGTACATCCTTTATCGGCCGCCACAGATGAAGACAGTTCGGTATGTTGTTTACATACTCATCAACAGGCGGATGAAACTGCACAACCCATTCATCCGGCCTGAAGAACATGTCCTTCAGAATGCACATATCTTCCCAGCTCGGAAGATAAGACTTGTTCTTATGGCTTATGCTCACATGCTCCCATCCAAGACCCCAGCTGCAGACAACAGAACCCTGGAAGTTCTTGAATTTCAGATGACCGGCAAAACCAGCCCTGTCAATGTATTGAATCCTCAGCCCTGGAATCGTCCGGAGCTCTTCAAGCTTCTTCATCTCTTCCTCCCGTCTCTTATGGTCATGATGACCACGAATATGAAAAACACAACAACCACGATTCGCAACCCAATAAACAACCAGCTCATTGACTGCGCCTCCTGTAAATCTCAAGTACTCCCGGATCAAAGGTCGGTAGCAGCATCCACATGGACGGCTTATACTGTCTGACATCAATCTCGTTGCCCTGGCTGTCATACCATTTACCAGCTGCGAATGTGTACTTCCTGGACTGCGGCTCTTTGCCTTCACGAACAAACCATAAAATGTATTCTCCCGAATGCAAGGGCGGATTCGTAGCCCAGTCCTCAACCTTCATCGGAAACCTGGTCAGGTAGCTTCTGATGCTGTTCAGTACCGATTGCAGCGCCTGGCTGATACTCAGAACTGCAGAGTAGGCCTGTTCAAGCCTTTCGGTAATCAACTCTGTATCTCCGATCAGTCTGTCAATCTTCTTGCGCAACCTCTTTCTCATGATTCCTCCCGTCAGAAGTACGGATCATAATCAGGATCTTCTCTCCTGACCTCGTTCAGCCTTCTCAAGTCTGGTCCGTCAAACTCGATTCTGTATCCAGATGAATACCTGCTTCTCAGCTGACTCGAAAAGAGCGGTTCCTTTCCCTCATTCGGCCCAAAGATCTCATTCGGCTTTCTGTTGGTCATTACGATTGTCGGAAGACCGTTGGAGAACCTGACATTCAGAATCTGCTCTATGGTCCTTTTGTCTCCCGGAGTCCACTGCGTCATGCCGAGCTCATCCAGAACCAGTACTCCGCAGACATCCGTCCAGAATCTGAACCCCGTATCATTGAAGCTGCTGACAGATCTCAGAAGCCTTCCCTCATCCGTATACCTCGGGTCGTGATACCTGCAGTCATTGATGCTGTCGAGGATTGCAACCGTGTGAATGAAGGCAGTGCCCAGATAGCTCTTACCGGTTCCGTTGCCGCCGGAGATGATCATCGTCTTGTGGGAGTACTTGTCGTTGATCATGTCATACATGTAGTTCATGACCTTGACCTGCTTCTCGCTGTACGGATCAATGCTCATCAGGTTGTGTGTCCTCATAGTCCTGGGAATTCCATACTCGGCAACCGGAATGTCATAATCCACAACAACCTTTGTGTTCTTATCCCTGAAGCCGTTCCACCAGCTCTTCTTTTTGTCGGAAAACTGATTACTCAAAGATCACCTCCTGCTCGGGATATTCCTCCCTTGTCCCGTCTGCGGTCATGCTCATTCCGATGTTTGTGCCCTTGATGGTCTCTGACTGCTTCAGCTGCTTGCTGTTGTCATATACACCCTCAAGGACCTTCAGGAAGTTGCTCTTGTCCAGAATCCAGTCAAAGTAAATCTGAAAGCCTCTGCCGTTGAAGCTGGCCTTTCCGGTCAGGTAGTCACTTTCCTTGATCTTCTGGAAGACAGTGTTCACATCATCCTCTGAAAACTCGCTCAGAAGGTTCTCGATGGCCATCTCTCTCTGGCAGGTCATCTTCACGCAGCTTTTTACCCCGTCAATCATGTTGAACCTTGTCATGAAGGCCTGAGCCTTTGAGCAAGAATAATCAGTACTGACGGGAATAATCCCTTTCGTTCTGACTTCTTGAAGAGCTTCCTCGTGCGTGCGTGCGTAATTGATACTCTCACTCTTACTCTTGCTCTTACTCTTACTCTTACTCTTACTCTTATCGGACAACATGAGGACATTGTCCTCAATTTGTCCTTGAGAAACCTTTTCACGGTACAGTCTTTTCTTCTCTGCCCACATTGTTTCACTGCCGATCATCTTCTGGACTTCGTACATGTAGAAAGTTCCATCATCCTGAAGCTCCATAAGGCCCAGCTCCGTGAAGATCTTCACAGCGCTGCGGACAACATCAATATCCGTATGAGTAATTGTGGCCAACATGTCATCGTTGTAAGGAATGGCCTCAGAGAACCGGAGCCTCCCTTCGTGGTCTATGCTTTCGCAGAGAAGCTTCAGATAGAACAGAACATAGTCCTTGCCGTTCTTCATCGACTCGACAATCTGAACATCGTGACGCTTGAAGAAATCCCTCTGCAGCTTCAGCCAGTAATATTTCTCAGCCATTGTTTTTCTCCCTCTGTGCCTTAACCTCCATCATGGCTTCAGCCATCTCGTAAGCCCTCTTTGCAACGTGTTCCGGAGAAAGAAAGCGATCAGCCCTGATGCACAGAAGCGCAGACATTGCGAACTGATCACGAAGAGTTTTACGGGCCTTTTTGCAGTCCTCAATCAGATGTTTGATAAAGGCAATAAGCCACCCTTCCGTGACCTCTATTTCTCCGTCAGAATTGAACGGAACAGCCGAACCGATTTCGGACGGCATAATTTTTAGTTCGTTCTCAAAAAATTCTCTTTTTGTCATTTATCTCCCCCCCAAATATCAGCCGTTTTCATGTGGTGGTTGTCCCGGATCTTCGATGGCACTCACATTCGGAAAGAACTCAACCAGGCGCTTTACCTGATGGAAACAGTCAGCCGCAGCTTTATCACCGATATCCCTCTGGTCTTGCTCAGCTGCTTCGATGAACTCAAGAAGCTCCTTGCGGTCAACAAGATCTCTGTCCCATAAACGGATGACCTTTCTGCGCTCGTTCTTTTCCGCTTGCTCTCGCTTGATCTGCCAGCGCTTCAGGCCATACTCATACCACCAGCTCATGACCATCCAAGCCAGGACAGCTAACAGCACTAAGACAAACATTGAAACTAAAAACATGATTGTTTTTATGACCTCAACTCTCATCTATTTGCCCTCCAGTTTGTGGAACTCCGCAGCAAGAGCCTCCAGCTTCTCTTTGATCTCCAGAACCTTCTTCTTGGCCTTGGATGTCTTCAGCTGGAACAGATCCTCAAGCTCCATTGATTTCGGAAGCAGCAGAGCCAGTCCGGGAAGCAGATCTGCAGGATTGCTCGGCCATGCCTCCTGTGTTTTCGACATTTCGGTTGAGGCATATAGGTACATGACCGAGAAGATGCGCTTGTTGTCCGCTCCTTCCAGCGGTTCGGACTTGCTGTAGTAGGGTTTGCCGTAGATGAATCTGTCGAGCTGCCACTTGGTCTCCCCATACAACGCCTTGGCCAGAACCACTCGCTCATCCTTATCCGGGAATCGCTCATCTTTGTGGTTCTTTGACAGCCAGGCGTCTGCGTGCTCATAAAGCATCTTGCCGAGTATTTCCGGAAGCTGCGCAAAGAGAGCCTTGTACTCCTTGTTGATCTCTTTCTTGCGTTTCGATACATCCGGAGCCTCTTTCTTCTTCGGCTCTTTCTTCTTCGGCTCTTCCATCGGAGCGTAGCCGATCTTGCCGTTCATGCTGATGACTTTTCTTATATGATCTCCGCCTTTGCCGTCCCAGACTGAGTATTCAGAGATCTTTGCGGTTTTTATTCCATCCTTCTGAAGCTGGGCTCTGACCCGGTTGTCTGTGTTGTAGCTTTCGCCGTAGATCTCGGCGCCCTGAGCTGCGGCAAGACGGGTCAGTTTCTCACAGTAGCAGCAGACATCTTTACAGGTTCCGTCCGTACCGTCAAAGAGCACGTTATCGCTGGCGACGTTCTTCGGACAATTCTTGCACTTCGGCTCAAGCTGCAGCAGATTTTTAGAGCATCGACTGAGACCGATTCCCTGCATTCCCAGGTATGTTGATCTGATTGTCTTTGAATCCGGCGACCAGCCGCCGAACTTGTTGAATACTGCATCCTGATCTTCCGGAGACATGACCGAATATTCCTCAGCTGCAGCTGCGTCGATCTTGCCGTCAATGAAAGCTTTTTTTGTGGTTTCTGTCAGATTGTTAAGATTTGATCTCCGGATAAGCTTGCCCATATCCATGCCCAGCATGGCGCAGATCACCTTGTTGTCATAACCCTGACCCTGGAGTGTACGGATCTCACTCGCTTCATCCATCGGATGGAGACCCTTTCTGTCCAGGTTTTCAAGCGCCCTGGCTCTTTCCGCCTGATCCTCCGGGATGATCTCAGCCGGAACATCCTTCAGGCCGAAAGAAACGGCGCTGGCTAGTCTTCTGTGACCGGCTACAAGAACAAAGCTTTCCGGATCTGTTTTGTCCTGATAGACGAGAAGAGGCACAAGAACCCCTTCTTTCTTGATGGACTGGATGATTGATTTGTCCGAATGGTCTCTGTTCTGACCATCCAGAACCTTGATTTTCTCTACTGCAATTCTCATGATTCTCTCCTGTTGTTTTATTTCTTGGGTTTTCTACCACCCCGTCTCTTGTAAGAAGTGCAGATGCCATCTGGAGAATGTGTGCGGTTGTCTCTGCGGCACTTGTACCCCGGAAGAATCTCGTCTCCCATCCTGAAGCTTGATTTGAGCGCCGAAGCACAGTTACGGCAACTTGCCGCAGTCGGAAATATATCATTGTTTACCTTCGGCTCTTTCGGCTTTGGTTCAGGTTCTTTTTTGATTGTTGTTGATTTCATCACATCGCCGCAGTTGGCGCAGATCAGCTCTGATTCATGCAGCTCGGTATCGTGTAGCTCTTTTCTTCCGCAGCTAGGACACTGATAACCGAACAATGTCATACCTTCTGAGATAACCCTAATTAGTCCCATATTTCCCTCCGCAATAAGGCATCATTCCCCTGCTCCGCTCAGTATCATTTCGATTACCTCCAGAGCCGTTTCCCATACTTCCTTCCTCATGGTCCTCCTCATCGTCAAAGTGCCCAGGGCCGTCAACCGGGATCTCCCTCGGCTTGCTTGGACTCTGCACCTCCCGGAGATACACCCAGGATCTGTGCATCATTTCCATCCACTCGGCCATCGTGTGACCTGACCATAGCCATTCCAGCTGCGCATCATGCTTCAGGCTGAATGAGAAATCCGCATCCCTGTGCGCCTTCTCATGACATGCCGGACATAGCTCGATCACAAAATCATTCTTCTCAGAGATCCTTCTCAAAGCTCCTCCGAAAATATGGTGAATCTGCGTCACCCCGGGGGCTCCGCAGACCTGGCATCTGTGCTTCTTAATTCGGACCTTATCCCTCTTCATCTCGTTTCCCGGATCTGGAAGTTGATGTTCCAGCCAGTATCATCATGGTTCCGCTGAATCGAGATCCCCGATGTTATGTATCCATAAGGCACCGTCATATTGCCTTTCTCTGTTTCAAGCAGAAGAGTGTTGATGACACGGCTTGCCCACTGATTACGAGCTGCTTCATCTACCAGAACAAGGTCTTCACGCTTTTGCTGTTCTCTTGCCATATACCCTCCCGGTATGACGGCTGCAGGAGTCGAACCTGCTCGTCCTCTGCCGGTCTTTCCCGGCTGTCAGCGAACATTCATTATTCGGACAACGTCCGTATGGCAGATCCGGGAATCGAACCCGGACAGGCGCCTCTCAGGATTGGGGTGGGGAGAAAAGTCCACCTGCGCCAGGTCTGCCGTGGGCCCTCCGGAAGACCGCCTCAAGCCTTCCTTCGGACCGTGTTTGCAGCTGATGATGAGAAAAAGAACGTCTCCGTTATTCCGAGGCTTTCTGCCCATGAATGAGGGCCGCATGTCCGGTTATCTCGTAGAAGGTGGGGCGAACAGTCACATCCTTCAGGAGACCTGTTTCTGGGCGAGTATCCAGGCATCCACATCAGTGGCCCGGTATCTCAGTACTCCGCCGATTCGTATCGGTTTCGGAAGAGCATCGGGATTCTTAACACGCAATGCACGCAGCGCTCCGTATGTGATACCCAGAACAGCTGCAAGCTGCTTCATGTTGATCAGAGGCGTTATCATTGCATGTACTGTCATGGATTCGGGAACGCAGCTCATGGGAGGCTTTGCGACTGATCCGACGGGTCTTCCTCTCTCAGCCATTGGATACCTCTCTCGTAGTTGGCGTTATGCCAACATCATCTTTAAAAAAAACATCAAGAAAAGTCTGCTGGTTCATTTTTAGTATTTTTCTGAACTTCTCAGCTTCCTCGATATAGATTCCCGTTCTTTGTGCTAATTTGTTATTAAGTGTGTTAAGAGACATTCCGGTAAGCCCTGCGACCATCTCTTTCGGTAGCCCAGATTCCTTGATTAGATATCCGAGCTTTTCAACGTCTACCATCCCTCCCTCCTTGGCACGGTTTCCTATTTGCCAACTATACAACATTGTATTACCTGCGTCAACAAATATTTGGTGAAAAAAATTGACATTTTGCCAATTAGGGGTGATATTAGAAGTCCGAGGTATTTATGAGATTCGGAGAAAGGGTTAGACAGCTTAGAAAAGAAAAAGGAATGACTCAGGAAGAACTTACTAAAGCAATAGGCGCATCTTCCAAGAGTATGATCTGTAAAATAGAAAACGGAACAAGAATGACCCCGTTGTCAATGGTTTCGAAGATTGCCGCAGCTCTGGGCGTTTCTATTTCAGATCTGACGGAAGAAAAAGAAGATCCAGAGAACATTGCCCTTGAATTCGTTCCTTATCTCAACAAAGCAGAAGAATGGCAGCTTGAAGCTGTACGCAAAATCCTGGAGATGCCTCCGAAAAAAATTTATCAGTCTACAAAAATAAGCGTTTAGTAAAAGAAGGGTGGATTTAATGAAGAAAACAGTTTTTATCATAGTAATTCTGGTTGTGTGTATCTTTGCCTGTTTCGCAGATGTATCAAGATGGGCAAGTTATTTTTATGTGGACGAATTCGGTGATCCGACAGACACACCGTATATCCGCAGCGAAACAATAAGATTGAAGTATGGAAACTATGACTGGGATGTAGCTCATTGTTCTATCTGTATCGATTTTGATTCTGTCGGCCTGATCCTTAATGACAGAGTATACGGAGACTGGGTCATCAAAACAAAAACAGAGGACGGAACTACACATTCGTTTAAAGGAAAACGTGCGAGTAACGGAACAATACTCATAATAGACAACACTGCATATAATCTGCCAGCCACTTTGGTCATAGATCTTGTGAAAGGCTGCCGACTGATTGCTTACCCGGATAACAAGTACTCAAATGACAAATACGATTTCGGGAAAGTGAAGCTCCCTCTTGAGGAACTGCAGAAGGTTCGTCCCAACTGGACCTGAGTATACTTAAGTATGTACGTAAGTATGTTTACATACCTACGCTATGGCCATGCTCTGGACCTCCAGAATCTGCTTCAAATCGTCAACTTCCAAATGAGTGTAGTGCTCGGTCATCTCTTCATCCTCATGCCCTATGACGGCTCTGATCTTCTCTCCCGGTATTCCTGCAGCAGTCAGTCGGCTGTTGAAGTAATGCCGGAAACTGTGGAAGCTCAGAATCGTTCCTTCCGGAGCTGCGATGCCCAGCTGATCCATGCGCTGCAGGAGCTTCTTCTCGAAGTAACTGTTGGACACCGGATGAACCCCGTCGAAAGAGAACACATACAGGCCTCCTGATGCGATATCCTGAAGCATCTGGTAAATTCCCCTCCCGATGGGAACAATGCGGCTGTAGCCCGATTTTGTGCACTTTCTGCCGTCATCATGATTGTTATAGGAAGCATCGACCTCGATGTAGGTCTTGTGAATCTGTCCGGGAGACAATGCACGGATCTCTCCGGCACGCATTCCGGTCTGAGCTGCAAGCCTTGCCGCCACTTCTCCCAGGTTGCTCTTCCAGCTTTCAGAGAACAGCTGCGAGATCTGGTCCTTAGTGAAGGCTATTCTTCTTCGGGTGTCCGCATTCTTGGCCAGAGGCTTGACCTTCTGGGCCGGATTGTCTTCCCTCAGTCCGTCTTCGACCGCAACCTGGAAGATCTGCCGCACTATGGTCAGGACATTATTTGCTGTCTTGTGAGAAATCTTTGACGACTCTGGCAGCCCGATGAGCCAGCGGTTCACGTCTCCCACGTTGATTGACTCGATCGTTCTGGAACCGAAGAAAGGCAGCACATGATGTTCCAGATAATACCGGTTCGTCTTGGCCTGTTTCTTCGAGTACTTGTAACCACGCTTTATCTGGCTCTGGATGTAAGGACATTTCTCATAGATGTAGAAGTCCTCCACATACTCAGAGAATCGGTTCACCTTCTTGCGTCCTCCGGGATTCAGAAGAGTGCCGGTGCGGATCCTTTCCGAGACTATAAGATTGGCCGCTGCTTTCGTTTTTCTGGCTGTAGAAAATCTTTTTCTTTTGCCGAATTCATCATAGGTCCAGTAGTACCAGACCCCGTTTTCCCTGCGATAAAGAGTCGCTGTTCCTGTTTCCATCCGTTCTCCTCCGGTTTTATAAACTGTACACAGTTGGTGTACACAGACGAACGGAGAGTTCTATAACTCCAAGCGCTGCAAACACTTGTTGGAAGCGGCATACGGGAGTCGGAAATAGGTTTGCTCCGTTCGTCTTTGTCAACTATTGTTACTATATGTATTTAATTTTTGCAAGAAAAACAGAAAACCCAT